AGTGATTTAGAAAACTATCCAAAACTGTATCGTTATGAAAATGTCAGCGGCACCGGACAATGGGTATTAATTGACAATACTGATCAAACAACATCTAATGGTATACTTTTTGCTGATGCACGTTGGGGAACTGACAACACCGTAGATATAGTTGTAGATGACAAGCCCAGCATTGTTAGTTTGCTAACCAGCAATCACTTGGATGTGGATGCACCAGTTGCAGCCAACTATCCTCGTGGTATGTTGCTGTGGAATACACGTCGTAGCGGATTCAATGTAAAAGAATTTGCAGAAGACTATTTCAACTCAACAAACTTCCCAGATGCTGATTTGACCGGTTACGACGTAACCAATGCTTGGAAAAATGCCAGCGGTAATAAAGACGATGGCAGTCCATACATGGGTCGCAAAGCGGCACGTGCCGTGGTTGTTGGTGCACTAGTATCAGCAATAGGCAACAGCACTGAAATCCGAGAAGAACAACGTAATTTTAACTTGATTGTTTGCCCTGGTTATCCAGAACTAGCAGACGAAATGGTAGCGTTGAACAACGATCGCAAGGGCACAGCATTTGTGATTAGTGATACCCCAATGCGTCTAGCTGCAAATGGAACAGCATTGCAGAACTGGGCACTGGGCAATGCAGAAGACAGTATCACTACTGCAGATCCATACATGGGCATTTACTACCCTAGCGCAGTAACCAGCAATCCGTTTACAACTGGCAATTCAGAAATAGTTGTACCGCCTAGCCATGTTGCTTTGCGTACAATTATTCGCAACGATGATGTGGCATTCCCCTGGTTTGCACCAGCTGGATTACGCCGCGGCCTAGTAGACAATGCAACCAATGTTGGTTATATTGATGCTGCAACTGGCGAATTGCAAGTGGTAGGTGTTACGGAAGCACTACGTGACACACTGTATGAAAACAAGATCAATCCAATTACATACTTGCCAGGAACTGGCCTAGTTGTATATGGTCAAAAGACCTTGAATCCATACGCAAGTGCATTGGATCGCATCAATGTTGCACGTCTAGTTGTTTATATTCGTGAAAGACTACAGCAAATCGTTAAACCATTCTTGTTTGAACCCAATGACAAGATTACACGCGATGAAGCTAAACAGGTCGTTGAAAGCTTGATGAATGACCTAGTAGCAAAACGTGGTCTGTATGACTATGTAGTTATTTGCGATACCAGCAACAATACGCCTGATCGCATTGACCGCAATGAGTTGTATATTGATGTAGCAATTGAGCCTGTTAAAGCAGTTGAGTTTATTTACATTCCAGTACGTATCAAGAATACTGGATCAATTGCAGCAGGAACCTAATAAAGCGTGGTGATAGGGGATTAGTCCTCTATCACCTGCCTCAAGGGTTAAATTTTGGGGCAGAAGCAATATTAAGTAAAAGACATAAATATTGGTATACCCACTAAGGAGTAACTAAAATGGCAGTAGCAAGTTTAACAAAATTTACAGTACCACTAGCAAGTGATCAAAGCGCCAGTGCTCAGGGCCTATTAATGCCCAAACTGCAATATCGTTTCAGAGTTAGCTTTGAAAACTTTGGTGTCAGTACTCCACGAACAGAATTGACCAAACAAGTTGAAACATTTAAACGCCCTAGTGTTAACTTTGGTGATATCGTATTGGACACTTACAACAGCAAGGTCAAGCTAATTGGTAAACCAGAATGGCAGGACGTCACAGTAACTTTCCGTGATGATGCACAGGGTCAAGTTAGCAAGTTAATTGGAGAACAATTACAAAAACAATTTGACTTTGAAGAACAAGCCAGTGCAAGTTCTGGTATTGATTATAAATTCATTACCCGCTGCGAAATGTTGGATGGTGGTAATGGAGCCAATGCTCCTACAGTTCTAGAAACTTGGGAACTTTATGGTTGCTTGGTTAGTCAAGTTGATTATCAGGAAGTTAGTTATAAAAACAATGACCCGGTAACAATACAAATGACCATTAAGTATGACAATGCGGTCCAGACCCCAATGGGATCAAGTATTGGTGCAGCA